TAATTGATGTTTTAATCTGTTTAATAATTAAAGGGGTGTTTTATTACATCCCTTTTTTTATGCTTTAAAAACAAAAAAAATATTAAAAAAAGATTAATATATTTTGTTTTATTAAAATTTCTTTGTATATTTATACTATAATTAAAAAATAGATATTATGACTTATCAAGAATTTTATACAGAAGCAATCAAAAAAATAGATTACAAAACCATTAGTAAATCAGAAATGCAGTTTGCCTATACTATTTTTTTTACAGTATTTGGGGAATCAGTTTCTAAATCTATCGAATCAACTAAATTATTAAATTCCGATAGAAGTATATAAAACAAAATTTTAACTTAAATATTAAAATAATGGATAAATATTACACAATTAAAAAAGTAAATGAATCAGCAAACAAAAAACAAAAATTAGAATGGATTGTTGCCTTATTAGTTTTGACAGCAATTCCATGTTCAATAATAGTTGCAAGTATTATAATTGCTTTAAAATTTAGCAATCCTTTTAAATTTCTTTTAACATGAACAACAGCGTTAAAAACAACACAAGAATTTTTTTGATATTTCTTTTTATATCATGGGCGTTAAGAATGCTTTTTGTATTTGATTCTCTTTTTGATATGTTTTTAATGCTTACAATCGCTTTAATAATTTATGCAAACAAATATGAAAAATAATAATACTGAAATAATGGATTTAATATCAAGTTTTAAAAAAAAACACAGCGATAAAATACAGCCAGTTGATCTTTTAATTTTATCAAATTTAGCTGGAGAACTTGAAAAAACTTTTAACAAAATTCAAAACAGATAAAATGAGTTTTGACTACGATAATTTAATTATAAAAAAAGAACATGAATTTAGGGGATGGGATATTGAAAACTATAAACAATGTTTAGTTTGCGAGAAACTATCTGAAAAAGATTTTTGTTCTAACGACTGTAAATCTGCCTTTCTTAGGTAGTTTACTTTTTTCATTTGAATTTGGTTTTAAACGCCTTACAATTACAGTAGGGCGTTTTTTTATTATCTTTACTTGTGGATGTAAATCAACAAGGATGTTTTGCAGAGTATAAATTCGTTACCGAATGTATGAAAAGAGGGCTTAATATTTCAATGCCAGTTTTACATTCATCTATTTACGACTGTATTGTTGACACTGGGAAAAAACTTGTGAAAGTTCAAGTTAAGTCAACAAAAAAACAACCTTTACTCATTGAAGGTCAAACAAATAGAAAACAAAATAATGTTCAAATAAATATTGAAAACAATAAAAAACCATATTTAAAAAAATACGTTGATTTCTTTGCTGTATGGGTTGAGATATATAATGGATTTTTTATTTTTAGAAATACAGGGAACATCCATACAATTCGACTAAGTTTAGTTGGTAAACATTCAAATAAATTTAATAACTTTGTCTTTGATTAATTTATGACTTTTCATATCTCAAATTAAATCTATTTTTTAAAATGGAAAGCGTTGCATGAAAATTGTGACGCTTTTTTTTTCTTATCTTTGCTATTAAATTTATAGTTATGAAAATAAAAATTTTAAAAGATGTTTATTCTGTTAAAGGGTGGTTAAAAGAAGGGGATGTTGTTTCCATGAATCAGAAAATGGCGAATCATTACATCAACAAAAATCTTGGCGAAAAACATATTGAAAAAAAACAAGTCAAAGAAGTTAAAGAAGTCAAACAAAATAAAAAAGAAACTAAAGAAAATAAAGCTGTTAAAAAAAGAGCAACTAAATAATTAAAAGATGCACGATATTAAAATCAATTCGACAACTGGGAGTGAAATCATCACAACTGCAAATGTTAAAGATTTTGCCAGAATTTCAACAAGTGCTGATGATACTATAATAGCTAATATGATCAAAACAGCTCGTATCTGGTGCGAAAATTATATCTCTAGGGATATTGTTGCAAAAAACAGAACCTTTTATCAAAAGTATGTTGATGATCGTTTTATATTGCCTTTTTCACCAATTGCCTCAATCTCTAGTTTGACTGTTGATGGGGATGCTGCCACTTATGATACTTATGGGCTTGATGATATGATTGTTGAACTTGATAATCTACCAGCCAAAGAAGTTAAAATCACTTATGTAACAAGTGGTTTAAGTGATGACGTTGTTAAACAGGCAATTTTGCAATTAACATCAACTTATTATGATAATAGAACTGATTTTGTTTTAAAGAATGAATATGTTAGTGAAGTGCCAACTCAAACAAGGAATCTGTTATCAAGTTTAAAAACAATGTATATCTAAAAAATGAGTGCTGGAGATTTAAATTCTAGGATTGTCGTAAAAAGACAAAGTAAAACCGCTGATAATTATGGCGGCTTTACAAGTACGCTTTCAACCCAAGCGACAATTTGGGGTTCTGTAAAACAAATAAAAGGTGCTATTGATAAACAAACAGGTAAAAGAGCCAGATCAATTGAGGTTGAAATCATAGTTAGAAAAAAAACAGCTGATGATATTAATGACAGCGATGTTTTAGTCATTAATGATGAAACAGAAAATTACGTTATTAATGAAATGTTTGAACATGATCGAAATTTTTATACAACTATAAAGGCGACTAAAACTGTTTAATTATGGCATCAACAATAAAACTTAATGAACCAGATAAACAAGAATTGTTAAAAAGGTTAAAAAAATTATATTCTTTCAGCACTGAAGATGCAATGAAAGTGACAAGGGACACTGCATTAACAACAGTTGCAAGAATGCAAAAAATTGCACCAGTTGACACTGGTAATTTAAGAAACAATATAAAATTTGAAGAAAAAAAAGCTAAAGCAACAGTTTTAGATGTTGAAATTCAGTCAAACGCACCTTATTCTGGTCATGTTGAATTTTCTGGTCATAACGCAAAAAGAGCTGGAAAAGAAATACCATATTTTTTTCCTACAATGAAACTTGGGCGATTGTTATTTATAAAAAAATTAAAAGAAGCCACAAAAAAGGCATTTAAAAAGTAATAAAAATATGAACGAAGCATTACATTTTATTAGAGCTGCAATTGTAACAAAATTGTCTGGAAATGTTTCTTCTGGAGGTTCTAATGTCCCAGTTTATAACAGAGTCCCAGACAATGCCAGTGAACCATATATTAAAGTTTATTCGCTTTCAACTGTTGAAGTTGATGAAAATCAAACATCATATCATTTAGATTGCACCACTAGAATTGAGGCAGTTACAGCATTTGAAGCTGATGCTGGAGGTGGTTTGATTTGCGAACAGATAACTTCATCAATTATTAATTTATTAAGAACAAGATCATCTGGATATTATGATTTAAGTGATGATGGCTTTACTGTTTACACTAGCGTTATTGAAAATATTAGTTACATAGAAACAGACGTTAAAGAAAAAACATATTTTAGATCAATTATTGATCTATCAAATAGAGTACAAAAAAGTTAAAACAATGAGTGATTTAAAGCTTTGTATATTGGCGATATTTAGTATATTTTTTTCAAGTATAGAAGCAATAAATCCTTATTTACAACTGCTAGTTTTATTATTAACAGTTGTTTTACTTGTTTTAAAAATTTATAAACAGATAAATGATTTTTAAAATGGCTTTACCAAAAAACGGAATTGCAAAAGAAATTAGACATTATAGCGGTAGCTTGTTTGTTTTTATATTTATTATTGCAATCATTATCGCTTTAATTCAATTCCCAGTTTTAGAAACAAATAAAGAAGTTGTTATGATGCTTATTGGCACGATTTCTGCTAGTATTGGAATTGTCATTTCAACCATTACAGGAACAAAACCAGATGATGTAATGGCACTGAAACAATCAATCGAAAAAAAGGAAAATCAAATTGAACTCCTAAATAAGTCAAAAGACGAATACGAAAAACTAATCATAAATCTTCAAGAAAAAATGTTGAAAAATCAAGTGGATTTGATTGATCAAATTATGCTTAAATCAGCAATGGATTTTGACGATAAAAATCAAAGGTTAAAAAAACAGTGTATTTGTGGCGAAAATAATTGCACTTGTATAGGTAAATAAAACACTAATTTAAAATTTATATAATTATGGAAATAATAAAAAAATTCAAAACATGGATGAGTAAAAATTGGAAAAAATCACCACTTGGAAAATTTAAAGTTGGAATGGTATTTTTTATTTTATTAATTTTGTTAGGTAATTTAATTAAATATTTAGCAAACTAATCATGTCTTATATCAGCGAACATATATCTTGGAGAGAGGCAACTTTCTCCAAGACAGCAAACAAAAAAGAAATTGACAACACGCCTTCACAAAACGTTGTTGTACAAATGAAAAAAACAGCAAAAATGATTTTTGAACCATTGAGAAAATGGGCAAACGAACCGATCAGAGTTAACAGCTTTTATAGATCGCCAGAACTTTGTGATGCATTGTCAGGATCAAAGAGAACAAGTCAACACACAAAAGGAGAGGCAATTGACATTGATGCAATGGGCGAAAAAGCGAACTCTGATCTTTTTCATTACATCAAAGAAAATTTAAACTTTGATCAATTAATTTGGGAGCATGGAGACGATGAAAATCCAGATTGGATTCATGTGAGTTATAAAAATGAGGAATCAAACAGAAACAGAATATTAGTCGCCTACAAAGAGAAAAAAAGAACCAAGTACAAAGAATATGTTTAAAATATTATTAAACTTATTAAAAGGCGGTAATAACGAAAAAACATCTGTTGGAAATTTAGCTTGGGAAATTCGTGAAGCTATAAAAGGTAAAGAACTTGATCCAAATCAATTACTTGAAATCCAAACAAAAATTAATGAAGTTGAGGCAAAACATAGATCAGTTTTTGTTGCTGGGTGGCGACCATTTATCGGATGGGTTTGCGGTCTTGCTTTAGCATACAATTTTATCATTAGAGATTTATTTATTTGGGTTATTGATCCAGAAACAGTCCCTCCAGCCCTTCAAATGGAGCATTTAATGACTGTTTTGTTTGGGATGTTAGGTCTTGGCGGTTTAAGAACTTACGAAAAGCTTAAAGATAAAGCCAGATAATGAGGCGTAGAATTAAAGAGGTTGTTTATATTCCAAAACCTAAAAAAAAGAGAAAAGGAGTTCATTCAAAAAATGCCTCAAAAGGACAAAACGGATATAAAAAACCCAGTCGAGGTCAAGGCAATTTCAGATAATCAATAAACCATTTTTTTCGTACTTTTGTAAAAACTAAAAAATTATGGGGACAACATTAACTGGCAAAAGAATCAAAGATACTTATTTAGGATTTTTAAAGACAACAGATAATTCTGCTGTTGATGCCACTGGCAAACAATTATCTGATGGGGGCGGCAATGATGTTGGTGTTTATATAGCCACAGGAGGCAAAATTGGGCTTTCTGGGACGCCAGATTATGTTTTTGATGCCTCAGCTAGTACTGATGCTGTTCATCTGCCACAAGGCACGACAGGAACTCGACCAACTGGAGCAGCTGGAATTATACGTTACAATACAACAGAATCAAAACTCGAATATTATGATTCTGGATTTAAACTCATTGCAAGTGAGGATTATGTTTCTGCTCAAATAACAGCATTAATTGATTCAAGTCCAGCCGCACTTGACACGCTAAATGAATTGGCAGCGGCTTTAAATGATGACGCTAATTTTCATACAACAGTAACGAATTTAATAAACGCCAAACAAAACACTGTTACTGGTGCAGCCACAACAATTGTTTCAGATGATTTGACTGCTAGTAGGGCGGTAATTTCAAACAGTAGTGGAAAAGTAGCAGTTTCAGCTGTTACAGATACAGAGTTAGGTTATTTGGATGGAGTAACAAGTGCAATTCAAACTCAGCTTGACAGTAAAGGAACAACTATTTCTGGAGCTGCCACAACGATTGTTTCATCTGATTTAACAGCATCTAGAGCAGTTATTTCAAATGGCAGCGGTAAAGTTGCTGTTAGTGCTGTAACAGATACAGAACTAGGTTATCTTGATGGGGTTACCTCAGCTGTGCAAACTCAACTTAATGCAAAAGCAGCATCTCCAGTCACAAACTCAGTTTTAGGGGATGAATATACAGCTACAAGTGCTTTAAGTTCAGCAGCTACAATCGCAGTTGATACTGATTCAGCTGATGTTTTTACTTATACAGCTGGTCATTCAGCAACTTTAAATTTTACTGATGTTGTTATTGGTGCAATGAAAACTTTGGTCATTACTGGAGGCGGCAGTTCTTATACAGTAACACTTGGCACTTCAAATGGTTCTGCTTGTACTTTTAATAAAATTTCTGGCGATTATGATGATACAGGATCAACAAAAAATTTAATTCAAATCAAATGGGTAGCTGTTAATGAAGCATGGTACACAATAAATCAACCAGCATAAAAAAATAAAATATGAGAAAAGGGGTTATAATAGATGGCGAAATAAAAATATTTTATATTGTTCCAAAAACTTGGAATAATATTTTAGGGTTTAATAATTTATCTAACGAAAAACTACAAGAACATGGCTGGTATGATATTTCTGATGCTGATGACTTTGATGATCGTTTTCACATTAGAGGTGAATTAAAATTTGATGAAGCAGCAAAAAAATTTATTTATGAAAAAACTGACAAAAATATTGGGGATATTGATGATTTGAAATCTGAAAAAATAGCAGTATTAAAAAAAATGGCTTTTGATAGATTAAAAGAAACAGATTGGTATTGTACAAGAAAAGCTGAACTGGGGACTAAAATTCCAGATTCTATAATTGCAAACAGAAAAGAAATTAGAGATAAAGTTGTTGAAAGAGAAACTGAAATTAATGCTTTAACAACTCAAAAAAATGTTGTTTTATATAATGTTAGAATTTTTGATCAAAAAACCCCTCCAGAATTACAATAACATAATAAACAATTAATTATGTCAATTTCTAAAAAATTATTACAAAGTAGTGCTGCCGCTGCTGCTGTTTGTAATTCAGAATCAATCGCACCTTTTGGCAACGAGGCATCATACAATAAAAATGTAGCTATATATCAGTTTGAGGATAATGCAAATGATAGTAGTGGGAATAGCAATAATGGGACTGCCGCTAATGTTAGCTATGTTACTGGAAAATTTGGAAAAGCAGCAAGTTTTAATGGAAGCAGCAGCACGATAGAAGTTGACGATCCAGTTGTTCCTAATGGAGCAACATCCATATCCTTTTGGTATAATCCTAATAGCAGCACAGGAACAGAATATATACTTGGGTCAGGCGTAGCGACTGCAAGTAAAGGAGTCACTGTATATTGGTACAATCAATCTTTTGGAGCTTTAGTTACTAAAGGAACAAGTTCTCTCGCTGGTTCTGCCACAGGAAGCACAACGTATTCAACAACTGCATGGCATCATGTTGTTTTTACTTGGGATGGAACATCAGATTCAAATGCTTTTAAAGTTTATGTAAATGGTGCTTTACTTGTTCAAGGGACATCTGATACATCAAGTTCATCAATTGGGACATATACAACTTTTGCCATTGGTGGATTAAGTGCTAACCAAAGTGGAAGTTACACTTGGGCAGAGGGGTTAGTTGATCAAACAAGGGTATATTCCAAAGTGTTAAACGCTGAAGAAGTTACAACTCTTTATGTAGATGAAACAACATCAACAGCATCGTCAACTGAAATTATAAAAGGAACTTCTTGCGTTGCTTATTATTCTATGGATTATGATTCTTCAGATAAATCTTATAACTTTCCTGCTACGGCAACAGCAGTGGAATTTGGTCAAAATGGAAAAATTAATTATTCAGCTCGTTTTGATGGATCAACAAGTTATATACAAATGGCAGATAATATTTTTCAATATTCAGCACAAAGTATAAGTATGTGGTTTTGGGGTCCTCCCTCAACAAGTGGGTGGAATACTCTCTTTAATAATACAGGTTATATAAGCGGTCTGCGATTTTTAGGATATGTTCTGGCGTGTGTTAATGACAAACTTTTACTTTACGCGTCAAACACTTCAGTTGGAACTGATGCCTCCTATACTATGAGTGCGAGTTATAACATAGGTGCTTGGAATTTTATTGTTATGACAATTGATAGCACAAATCACTTGAAACTTTATCTTAATGGAGCATCTGCTGAATCATTTACAACAGGCGGTTATGGATTTAACAATTCTTATCCGATGAATGTCACTATTGGAACAAGAAAATCTGGGCAGGATTCTTGTACTTCTGGCTGTGAATGGTATGCTGGGGTTATTGATGAGGTTCGTGTTTTTAATAGAATACTTTCGTCTGACGAAGCAACAACCCTTTATGAGTTAACAGCTTGTTCGCACACTTGTACAACAGACAATCAAGATTTTGTTGCTACAAATGACGCTTATTATAAATTAAGTGGAGATGCTAACGATTCCCATTCAGGCACTTACAATGGTACTGCCTACAATGTGACTTATAATTCTGGTAGATATGGCTCATCAGCTGTTTTTAATGGGAGTAGTTCTTATATTTTAACTGGAGGGCAATCAACAACAACCGAAGGTAATAAAACTGTTTCAGCTTGGGCATATCCTACAATAGATGCAAATAATTTTGTTTTTGTTTGGAACGGAAAAATTTGTTTACAGTTTTATAATTCTTATTGGATTGCTTATAAATATATAAATGGGAAAACAATGTTTAGTGGTTCTGTTGGAGGTAGTGACGTTAAAAAACTAACTACTGCTGCTGATTACCCTAAAAATAACTGGTATCATGTTGCAATGGTTCAAACAGGGACAGGTGATTATGATTTTAAATTATATATAAATGGTTCTGAACCAGCTGTTACACAAGGAGCAACTGGATGGGGTGGATATAATACAGAAAACAGCGTAATTGGCGCATCTCATTATTACGCTCCAGATAGTGTAAGGTATAATTTTTGGACTGGCAGAATAGATAATTTAAGGTCTTTTAATTCAGCATTAACAGCATCAAACATTCAAGATTTATATGATAGTGAATTTCAATGTTAT